ATTGAATTTTTGAAAAATGATAGGCTATCATCTCGCCTTCATGACATGGGTGCTGAACGCTTCGATTCCCAGATCCGCGAGGTGGTGGATTATTTTAATGAGTACGTTGGGCGAAATGCCTCGATTGACTACGGAGCATGGAAGCCGTTACGAGAAACCGTTGAACATCTTTCCTCAGGGCGTACAACTTCAGAAATCAAATCTGCTATCTTAGCAAGTCTCCAACCGCTCAAGCAAGATGACCCATCAATGAGGTCAGCTACGAGTTCGGGAGTGGTTCCAGGCGATGTCAATGAATTTAATAAACTGGCCGAGATCGGCAAAAAACTAAAGCCATGAATTCAGAAATGGAAAAAGCAATCGAGACAAGCCGCCAACTGGTCAGGGATGGGAATCACGATATGGCGAAGATGATTATTGAAGAAGCGAACCGGAGGGAGAGGGAAAAAGACCTCGCCATCATTCACCAGACCGCGGATCAACAGATGGGTCGACTATTCGAGAAATACAAAGGAGACACAAAGCAGGTGCTTGCGGACCCGATGATGAAGATGTTGGTGCGCGTGGTTTCACAGGCTGGACTGAGTGAGCTTTGCAATGATTACTTTATCAAACACCGAGACGCATGGACACAGAAGCAGTAGTACTCGGCACGATACTTAAGGGTAAAGTCAATCTGCGCAATGTCACAAGTCAGCTCTCGCCTGAGATGTTTGGCGCGTCAAACAAGACTTTGGCCGATTCAATATGGGAGTGCCTGGACAAGTTCCAAGCCATAGATGTCAACTACATTGCGCAAAATGCAGGACTTCAGCCAAACCAACTCTATGACTACATCACAGTTGCGCCTGACCTTCGACAATCAAGTGAGGAGGTCATTCAGAATTTCTACACAGATAATATCCGAAAGGGGCTGGTTGGAATCTTAACAGCCAACACCATGAACCTATCAAAAGGAGCAAAGCATGGGGAGGTGATGGCGCAAATTACTTCTGATTATGAGAATTTGATTGCAAACGCAAGTGCTGAAGATAAACGAAGTTATTATGCAATTGAAACAATTCAAGAAATTGAAAGGGCAATGAGTAGTAAGTTCAAACTATTAGGGCCAAGCAGCGGCTACACAACGATTGATGACCGACTTGCAGGATGGCAGCCCTCAGACCTCATTTACTTGGCTGGGCGTCCTGCTATGGGTAAGACTACGATGGCCTTGTGCCTTGCCTACAATACCGCGAAAGCTGGCGGCAAGGTAGGAATCATCACCCTTGAGATGTCACCGAGTCAAATAGAAAAGAAACTCTTTGCAGCTGCGACTGGTATAAGCTATTCAGACATCAGTCGGGGTAACTTAACCGATGACCAATTCCGAAAAGTTTACAAGGCGGCCGAAGAAATTGGAGACCTGCCTTTGTATTTAGAGAACCCACCAGGTAACTTTGAGGTGATTCTTGACTTGATGTACAGCATGAAAGAATCGTTTGGGATTGAGTTATTCATAATTGACTACATGCAACTGATGAGTAAAGAGGGCTATCAAAACAATCGAAACGGAGAGATTGGGTACATGAGTCGGAGGCTTAAAGAGTCTGCTGCAAAAGACCGCCTCGATGCTTGTATCTTGTGTTTGTCTCAGTTGAATCGTGAATCTGTGACAGGCTCAAAAGGAAGGCCGCCATCCCTCCACAATCTTCGCGATTCGGGATCGCTTGAACAAGATGCTGATTCAGTCATCTTTATCCATCGACCAGAATACTACAACATTGAAACTGATGAGGATGGAAATTCCACCGAAGATGTTGTACATTTAATCTTCGAGAAAAACAGGCACGGAGAAACTGGTCAGTTGGAACTCATGAAACATCCAAACTTTTCATTTATTTATGAAGCCGAAAAAGACGCGAACTATCCCCCAGAGATTACAACCCCATACACAGACACCGACAATGTCCCCTTCTGAGTGGAAGGAAGCCCAAAGAAAGAAGTTCCGACTGATGGCCGAGAAAAACCCTGAGGTCTGGAACTTGCAGAAGGTATTTGATTTGAGACTTGACATGGGGCGCAAATGAAGATAATCAACCTCACCCCACACCCTGTCATCATCCTCAATAAAAACAAAAAAGTCATAATGCACCTTGAACCATCGGGCGAAGTAGCGCGAGTTACAAAGATAACTGAACAGGTCGACCACCTGGGCGCAATACCCGTCAGTCGGGCGCGGTTCGGGAAGATTAAGGGGCTTCCAGACGCTGGACGGAATTGCGTGTATGTAGTGAGCAAGATGGTTCACGAGGCTGCAAAGGGGAGGGATGATTTGTATTATCCGGCTGAGAAGTTGAGGGAGGGTAATCGGGTGATTGGGTGTAGAAGTTTAGGGATATAACTTGGAAAATAAAAAGCCATTAAAATGAAATAATTTATTCACCTATTTTTTAATTTTTCAAATTTATGAACCATGATTAAAATGACATTAAAAAACGAGACTGGAAAGTTCAAGCTTAAGGTCAAAGGATTTGCAACCGATCTGGGAGAAATGGATTGGTACGACGAAAAAATGATCTTGGAGATTTCTGATGGTAAAACTATTGAGTTGGATCATGAGAAAATTGAGGAATTGAATGATGCCTACCAAGGAGGTTCAAATTTTTATGAATTTGAAATTTTCTCTGAGTTAACCCCAGAAGAACTTTGCCATTTGTTAGAATTTTTTGGACATCTAACATTGGTTGGAACAGCTAAGTATTAACTTTCAAAAATTTATTGTATCTTTGAGTCATGTCTGACAAACATACCACAAGATAAATCTGGTTTTTCCACATACGCCCGGCTCCCCAAGTTTGTCAGACTTGCCGGGCGTTTTTAATTTATTGAACTATGTCTGACATTAAAATCAATCCAGAATTTAGGGACTTAATCCCTAAACTATCACAAGACGAAATGGCTGCGCTTGAAGCTTCAATACTTGAAGAGGGTTGTAGGGATTCAATCGTATTGTGGAATGACACCATCGTTGACGGTCACAATCGCTTTGAGATATGCACAAAGCATTCTGTAAAGTTCAACACCATTCAGAAAGACTTTGACAATTCAGACGATGTGAAGGTCTGGATGATCAACAACCAACTTGGTCGGAGGAATTTGACTGAGTTTGTGAGGTATGAACTTATACAGGCTAAGGAGGAGGTATTGAAGAAGAAGGGGAGGGAAGTGATGAGTGATGCGAAGAAGAATGCAATTAAACAATCAAATGAAGGTTTGTTCGAAACGAACAAACCTTTTAATGAAGAAAAGAATGAAAAACAACACAATACTCGCGATGAAATCGCCAAAGACCTTGGATGGTCTGCTGGTAAAGTAGCGAAAGCCCAACAAGTAGCCAAAAAAGCCGATGACCTCACAAAGGAAAAGTTAAGGGCTGGTGAGTTGTCCATCAACCAGGTATACCAAGAAATAAAGCAGCCGAAGTATGTGGCCGAAACTCCTGAGGACTTATTGAAGAAGGCGAAGGAGGTGGCAAAGGAAAGGGCTGAGGAAAAGAGAAAGAAGATTGACGAGAAAGGATCCACTCCAATCGTCCCGGCTGAAGATCAGAAGCTAATTGACAGAATGAAGAATGGCGAGACTGTTGTCTTAAACATGAATACGAATTTTCATGCAATGAAGTACGCCAAGGATAATGACATCTTCCAACGAATTGATAGGTTTTCAGAATGGGGTAATCCTTTTCATGTCAACATAGATGGAGACAGGGACTTTGTATGTGAGTCCTTCGAGATTTATCTGGACAGAAAGCTGTCCTTGGTTAAGAAGCTACCGGAGCTAAAAGGAAAGGCCCTTGCATGTCATTGCTATCCAAAGAGGTGCCATGGTGATCACCTTAAATCACTTGCAGATGGAGAATGAAGTTGACTACCTGTGTCTTGGCCAAACAGTTCCTGAGCGTTCAAAAAAGTATGGGTTAAGAGTTTGTACCGCAGGCATAGATATGCGCACAATGCAGCTGATTAGAATTTATCCGCTTGGTGTGCGAAAAGAGGAACACTTTAAGCGGTGGCACATTTATAGTAATTTGAAGGTAAGGAGGAATCCAAAAGATAACAGACAGGAAAGTTGGAGGCTCGGAATACCTATTGATGAGTTGAAGAATGTAAGCCGGTCAAAGGTTGATAAAGATACCAGAAGTAAAATATTGAAAGAATTTGTCACCAGTCTATCAATTGAACAACTCAATCAAGAAAGAAGGTCTTTGGCCATTATACAGATGAATGACTGTTCTGGGTATTTTGTAGACCGCAATAAGAAGTTTGTAAATGTCCGACAGTTCTGCCTTTTCCCAGAGATTGAAGAGCTTAATACATTTGGGAAAGATTCATTTAAGCATTTGCCGAGAGTTAAATGGACTGAGTTAAACGGCAAGCCACACGACTACATGTTAAACTCCTGGGATGCCTACATGCATCAAATAAACATTTCTAAGAAATACGGCAAGGATGATTTATGGGTTAGAATGAACCTCAATAAAGACATACCTAAATTAGGGTTTATTGGAAACATGAATCACCAAAGGAATGTATGGTTAATAATTACAATATTTTAAGATGAAAGACCACATGACATACATCGGAATTGACCCAGCCTATCGAAAGAACGGCTTCACTCTCTGCATAATCAAAAAGAACCTGGTGCGCTATGAAACAATGAAATCCGGCTTCCTTGACTTCGCAAAATGGCTGATGCAGTCAAGCATTGATGGCCTCTTTTCTGATGTGGTCTTCTGTATCGAGAACAGCGCGCTTCAAAATACTTCATTTGATATGTCAGGGCCTCCGGCCGTAGTAGCAAAGAAGGGGCGGAATGTCGGTATGAATCAAGCAATCAGTCAATGCACGGTTGATTTGACGAGGCAGTTCTTTGATGAGGTGTATGAAATCAGCCCGAAGGACAAGGGGCAGAAGTGGACTCATGAAGAATACCGCGGAGTGATGGATGAAGGCGGATATGTGGCCACAAAGAAGACGAGCA